CTACACCCGGAAACGCTTTTGACAATAGGTTTATAAATCTTGCATATTGAGAAGCGGTGGGTTCAGATGTTTGACGTGCTTTATCTTGATTCATTTCTGCTCCTCTCATTGCATCTCTTTCTTGTTGCTTACGAGTTCTAGTTCTTCCTTGCTTATCTGTTATAATACCTGCAGCTTTTTTATTTATTGTTTCCATTGCAGTTGGTACTACATTCCAAAAAGGAACTGTCTCTTCAAGGAGACCAATTGCCTTTCCTCTTATGTATACAGGATAATTAGGGTGTTGCTTTAATCCTTCTTCTACTTGTTCCTCAGAGGTAATAAGTGCTTCACCTTTTGTTTTTTCTGTTACCTTGTTTCCATTCTTATCTTGAACTTCTAACACCATAGTCATTACACCTGCAGGTAAATCTTTTACGAATTGTTCAGTAATACTTTCTTGCACTTCTTCTAAGGTTATACCTAAATCTCTTAATGTTTGTCCTAGCTCTGTTTGAGCTTCTTTATTTCTAAATGGAAGAATATCTTCTATGACCTTAGACTTTACTGTGACATCAAAAGTTAAACCATCAAAAAACTCTTCAAGTGTTGTGGAGTTTGTAAGTAAGTCTTGAACTTTAGCCGTATCTTTACCATAAACCTTGTCAGTTAAATGGTCTTTAACTTGTTCAAATATAATGGATTGTGTATCTGCATCTAAGTTTTCTAAACGAGACAAGAACTCTGTACGCATTGCAACATTAGCATTTACTGCGTTAGGCGTCATATTATATACAACAGTATAATCAGCATCAATTGCACCTTTAATAATATCGGTTGCCGCTTTTTTATTCATTGAAGCCCACGCTACTTTATTGTATACTCCGTCTTGTAATGGGAAGAAAGGACCACCCATATATCTAGAGTTAGTTACTAATTGGTCAGCCATTACTAAATTAATTTTCTTTCCAACTAATTCGTCTAACCCCATTCGTCTAACCCTGTTAGCTAGTTCGGAGTTTTCAGTTATAATAATAGGTATGGTTTGTACTTGAGGGTTTTCTACAGTATATGTATTCTCTGATAGTCCTGCGTTCTCAGCTTCTGTAAGAATTCTATAAGCTTCATCATCTAAAGCTTTTTGTTTTTCTTGTGTAGTTAAGTTAGGTTTGATGCTGAACTTAGGGTTTTCTCTTTTAACAAAAGCTTCAAGGTCTTTTAACTCTTCAGATATATTTTCTAATTCTACATCACTAAATATTTCCTGAGTTGTTTCTTCAGTCTCAATTGTTTCACTTACTGCTTCTTTAGTAGGTTTGTTTTTAAAAAAGACTGAAGTGTCCAAACGACTTAAATTTTCACCTTTACGTCTTACTCTTACTTCAAATACAATGTTCCCTGCTGCCGCACTCTTATTGCTTTCAGGAACAAGTTTGACTTCTTTTATTAAAATCTCTACATCTTCTTCAGTAATATTTTCACCATCAATAATTTCTTGGTCTTTGAGGTCTTCTATTATATCCTCTTTAAATTTATTAAATCTTGTTTCTTCTACAGGAACATAGACATCTCCACTTACTTTCTTTTTTCTTCCTGTTTCTTTTGATTCTACATCTCCTACAAACGTAACCTTTTTTATTCCTTCAGTTTGCTCATTATCTTCTTCTGAAATATCTTCTATAACTTCAGAGTAACTATAGGTCTTTGTTTTATTTTTATTAGTCTGTGTATATGCTATAGGGTTAGTACCAACCTCTAACTCTTCCGGGTTGGTCGTCTCTGTCGTGACAACTTCAGTGGTAGATTCTTGTTGAACGTTTCCTTCTCCCACCGTGCTGCCATCTGTGGTTTGTTCTTGTACATCCACTTTCTCTGTGCTTGGCTTCTGAATGGCATCTTTTACTTTTATTAATTCGGTTTGTACTTCTAGGTCGTTGCTTACTCCTGTGTTCTTACCAAGTTGTGAAGCTTTTGTTACCTTCGCTAACTTGTCTAAAAACTTTTGACGAGTGACCCTCTTACCTCGCCACTTATATTCTGCAGTTTTATCGGGTTTTGTTTTTCCTAATATAGCATCTAAGTTCACACCTGTACCTCCTACATTCTCATTGTTTTCAATTTTCATTTGTTCAGGAACTACTCCTGTTTCTACAATCTGACTTATCTCATCATTGATTCTTTTTAATACACTTTTGTAAATATTTTTTTTATTAGTATCAGTGCTTAATTCTTCTTTAGCTTGTAGGAGTTCTGCTAATCTCACTTTAACTGCTCTTTTTGTTTTTCTCCCCCCTAACATTTCCTTGATGGTTTTCCTCAAACCTACATTCTTTTGTATCTTTTGATTGGTGTCAGCATCTATTTTACCTAAGTTAAACATATTGGTAGCCCATTGTGATATTCTTTCATCACTTGCACTTTCATTCATTAACTCATCTATATTATTAGCGAGACGATTAGCTATATCTAAATTACTTCTATTCCTTTGGTCTATATATACATTTACTGCTGCTTGCATTGTTTGATTACCTGCTGCACCTCCTGCTTCTGCACCTATTTCTAACCAATCAATATCATCACCCACTGCTTTTTGTGCAAGAAATTCACCGGTGGCTTCCATAAAAGGGTCAAATGTAAAACGTTCTGCAGCAAATGCGGCAACCGCAGTACCTCTACCTGAAAGTTTGCTTGCTTTAAATATTCTACCGGCTAACCCCATAGATATAAAATCAACTGTACCGATTGCTAATCCTCTTTTTACTCCTCTGTCATTTGTTTCTGCCCACACCTTTTCATCACTTATAGCCGCCTCTACATCTGCAGGATTTAAATAATTATAACCCTGACTTTCCATTGCTTCGATAAATGCATTTCCATATTCCATTGCAAAACTTGTAGCTGCAAAGCCGGTTCTTAATCCCCATACTAAACCTGTCTTACCTCCTGCGAGTGCACCCGGAAGTCCTCCTGAAGCACCACCAATAGCTGCGCCTGTTCCTGTGCCCATTGCAGTTGTACTCGGAATAATCCACATACCATAAGGAAGCATCTGACTAATAGAGTTTGCCGCTAAAGAAGTCATCCATTCTAGCGGGTCTCTTTTAAAATTGTTCCACCCTTCTGCTCCACTTTTTTGATTAAAGTATCTAGCTACTGTTCTACTTTGTTTGTTGCTTTGACTTAGTAAAGCTTCTGATATTTTTCTAGCCGCCTCTTCTTTGTCGTTGGGGTCGTCCATATCTGTAATGCCTAGCTGCATCATTACGAGTTGTTCAATAGCCATACCTCGTGCATATCCGTTTCTCCATTGTTCCGTAAACGACTCCCAATTATCAACGAATTGTTCTTGGATATATTTGTTTTCTTTTTCATTAAAGTACGTTTTAGCTATGTCATACTTTAATGCTGCTGCTTTCTCTGTTTGTGATATAGTGTTGAGTCTTTCTAAATAAGCATCTTTTAGTTTTGCCTCATACGTGGTTTTAGGTTTGTAAGTAGGTAAAGCATCGGCTCTAACACCAAATTTGTTTACGGTTTCAGCGTCAAGCTTCATATAGTCAAATTGTGCAAGTTGGTTTATAGCTGCAGCACCTTGAGCTTTTTCTCTTCTTTGTTTTGCTAAGTATGCGTCAAAGTCTTCTCTAGCTCTAGCAATGTCTTGGTTGTCTATTACTGTTTCAAACAAGCTTTCTTCTATTTGACTTACTTCTTCAAGTCTTTCAATAGCATCGTTAACAAGATATCCTCCAACATATAAATCACCATAAAGCTCTTTTTCTTCTTCAGTTAAGTTTTCAAACTTCAACGCTCTAGGTCCTAACTTGCCGTATTTATCGACTGTTTCTGCTTCAGCTAAAACATTTTCTAAAAATATTCTTTCATCTCGTGCTGCTTCATAATTGTCAAATAACACACGTGCACTGTTGTAGTCGAGACCACGGTCTTGATAAAACCTCTGCCCTTCTAAATCTACAGTACTTACATCTTTCCACGCACCTTCCGCAAAATCTTGTGCCTCATCTTCAGTTTCAAATTCATAAACCTCACCTCTTAGTTTTGCTAGAGCAATAGAATCGTCCATATCTAACTTGAACCAATCTTCTCTTCTTGTAGACATATTTTCAGGGTCTCTAGGAAACACCGTTGGTACTACATAAAATTTTCCATCTTCTTCATATTGCATAAACTTATGGGTAGACATAGTGCCATCATCATTAATTAAGCCAACAGGTCTACTTTCTTTAGCTCGGAATGCTTTACGAATTAAGTCTTCATCTTCCCCTTCAGGTGTGTAGTTATCCTCCACGCTCATAGCGTTGAGTGTTATAAAATCACGAATTTTTTTAGAATTTTCTAAAGCTTGAGCATCAGTAAATTCATCTACTTCAACCGTTATGGAATTAGTACCATCAAAGTTTTGTATTACTATTGTATCTCTACCTAAAATACCTGTGGAGTATGCGTTGATTCCGTATTTACCAAACGCACCATTAATTGCTTTAGCCGCTTCGTCTTGTTCGGCTAAAACTAAATCTTTATTTATAAGTTGGATTGCAGATTTAAAATCTTCATCTAATTGAATACCTGCATTTTCTAAAGCTTGTTCTGTTTCTTTTTGTTTTTTCGCAAACTCTTTGTTGGCTTTATCTTGGTCTAACTTTCTTGCTCTCTCAACCGAATCATATTCAGCTTCAGCTATATTGAACTCTTCAGTTTCCTGTAAGTTTTGCTCTATGTCTTGTTGAATTTTTATTGCAGCGTCTTCCTCACTTACACCCGGAGGGATTGCAGGATTTACAAAGGATTGGTTGTCTTGAACTGTAACCGCTTCAGCACGCTCATCAGCAGGCGGTTCAACTTCTGATAAATCCGAAACGCCAAGTGCTTCCTCCAAATTGAAACTTGAATCCGAAAAAGTTCCGTCTTGATTTTTTTTTTTGAGTTGGTCTTTTATTTGCTCAAACCCATTAGGACCAAACTCTTCAATTAATTGTGTGGTAGTAAATTCTTGCCCATTAGGAGTTAAGAAGATTTCATCTTCTATAACTTCTTCCTCTAAAGGAGGATTTTCTATTTCTTCCAACTGACCTGTAGCCACAAGCAATCCAAACTTGTCTCCAAATTCTTCTCTTAAATAAGCTTCATCAAATGTTTTACCATTTGGTGTTTTGTATAATTTATTATCCATAATTAATTACTAGCCGTCACACGTTCCCATTTGTAAACCTGTTTCTTTGTGAATTAGTTTTCCTTCTATACATTCCACCTGACCTGCTGCCGTTCCTAAACTATCTATGTCAATATTTTTTCTTCTACCCGACACTGTTTTAACAGGACTAATTACTCCTTTCTTAATTAGGTCGTCAATGGTTTCTGTTGGCACTACACCTTTTATCCATTCAAATAACTCTATTTTTCCTTTAGGGTCAGTATCTTTAGCATTCGGATTATAAATAAATTCTATTGCCGTTGCATCTTTATCAGGTTTATATGTTACCGTAACATCATTACCAAGTCCACCTCTACCTGCAGTAGTTATACCTAGAGAACTAAAGAACGGTTGTGCTGCCTCCATAAAGTCATCTTCATCCGACCTAAATGTTGACCTTTCAAAGTCATCAGGGAATGCAGAGTTAAAGTAAGCATCTAAACTTCTCTCTCTACTAATTGTTGACTTTTCAGTTTGTGAGAAACCTGTAGAATCCGGTGCAAATTTTTGATTCTTTTTGTAACCTGACTTACCTAATAGACCTTTAATATCTTTGATGTCGGTTAATTCAGTTGCTATACTAGTAATCCAATCATTTTGGTCTATTAATACACCATTGTCATCTTTAAATTTCTTGGTTATTATGCTGCCGTCACCTTTAGTTATAATTACTGCATCAGTAGTACGCTCTAATGAAACTATGTTATCGTCTAATCCTTTTAAGAATCCAAGTGCGGCATCCACATCTCCTGAGTCTCCATAATAAAGTTTACCTAAATTATTCAAGGCGTCAATATTAGCTCTTTCGGTATTACCTAAAGCAATACTTGTTGCTGAAGGTTCTTTCTTAGTTTCTTTTCTACCAAATCTAACCTCCACTTGATTGTCTAAATAATCATAAGCCGCTTGTCTTTGGTTCTCATCAAGCTTAGGCACTAATCTACCTGAGCCCGGTTGTCTCGGGTCTTCTTCAAGTAATATAACATTTTCTCCTGCTTCTTCAGGATTCCTTGTAAATGTATAAGATTGACCATTTGCAGCGACTCCTACAAAATCTGTAAGAATACTACCTACTTGTCTCGGGTCAACTAATTGACCTTCAATTAAATCGTTTTTAGCTTGTTTAAACGCAGGGTTTTGCCTAACATCATCAATGGAATAATTAGCACTTATAGCGTTTGTATATGAGTTTGCCCATTGGTCTATAGCCGTATCAAATCCATCCATATTATATCGGTTGACTTGGTCAGATACTGCGAAGTTTAATTGTTGTACAGTGGTATAAGAAGCAGGGTTGGTATCAAGTCTATATACACCATCAGGTACTGTTTCAGGTTTTCCTGCATATCCTTGTTTAGATGGAGGAAGTTTAGAGTCTGTCTTTTCTTTTGTGCCTTGAATAAATTTACCTATACTAACTTGACCGTTGGTTGGATTTATAATTGCAGAGTGATTGCTAAAGTTAGCAAAACCTTCAAGCTCTGCCATCATCCATTGTTCTTGTTCTGCAGACTCAAGGAGTTCAAACCTTTCCATTTTTTTTGTGTACTCGTCCTGATATTTTTTACTTAAATCAAATAACTGAGTTGTCCCTTGTGTTAAATTAGCCCTACCAATATTGTAGTCTTTTAATGATATTTGACCTGACTTTAATAATTTATCTTGCATCAACCTCATCTCTTGAGCGTTGTTTGCAAATGTTAAAGCAAACTCATTTAAGCCTTGATGTTGTCCTTGAGGCGCATCAGCTAGAGTATTGCCTAATTCATTGGTAGCTTTGTCAATTGCTGCCTTTTTTTCTTCTCTAATCTTTACCGCTTCATTAAGGGTATCAACCATATTAGAGCTTATTTCAGCCCAATTTACTTCGTTTGTCGCTTTTCTTTCTGCGTATTTAAAATATGTACTCATATACTATTAATTAAAACCCTAATAAACTTGTATCTGAACCATCATCATACAAACCTAGTTGTGTGTTTATCATATTTCTCTGTGCGGGTGATAGAGTATTCATATACGCTTTAAACTCTTCAGCACTCATATTTTGTATAGCACTAGGGTTAAATGAATCTGCGCCAATTACTTTCTCTCCCTGCAAACCTGCAGCAATAAAATTCTCCATACCTGTAGTACCAAAGTCTATTGCACCAACTTGTTGTTGTACAAAAGAATCTGCAGCTATATCTCTTGCTCCTGATTTTCTAAAGCCTGTCCCAATCCCTAAGAACCCTTTTCCCTGACCTGCTCCTTGCATATAGTCTTTTTTGGCTTGACGAACAGAAGCTCCTTGAGCTTTATCAAATGCTTTAGCACCCTCTGACTTTCCATAAAGTTTACTTGCTGATACTGCGCCTGCACCTAAATTTGCTAACCCTTGAAAACCTTGTTGTAGTGCCGCACTTTCTGCAGCTTTTGAATCTGATATAGCTTGTTGTGCTCCTGCGACTTCTCCTAAATCTAATTGAACATTAACATCTCTAAGTCTTGAATCTTCTTTAGCAACCGCTTTATCTAAAGCTAAAGACTCTGCTCTTTGTGCAGTAGTTATAGCTTCTTGAGCTGCGGTTTGATTAGCTCCTAATCTTCCCGCACCTGCAGCAATACCTCTCTCAGATTCTTGTAATGCCTCTACGGTTTGTGCTCCTGCCACTAGCGAGGCTTCTCTCATTTCTTCATATGCCTCTTTATCTATACCTATCTGACTTACATAATTTACTTCTAATCTTTTTCTTGCCGCATCCATAGATTCAGCCGCAGCCTTTTCTGCAGCTTTATATTTCTTTCTTTGACTGCCGGCTTGTGCAAATGAGAACCCTGTTCCTATTGCAGTTATTCCTAATCCTATAAATACTCCTGACATTCTGTTTTTTTATTTATAATTTCTTGAGGTAGTTCTCTGTAATCATTAGTATACACATCTGCTTCTGCCTCAGTAAAAGTTTTTTTATCCGTTTTATACACACAACACCACTCGGTATCTTCGTGTATAAATAAAACCCTTTGTGTCCCTGTATTTGTATGTATTAAATGAGGAGCAGTAATGGTTTCTACTGTTCCTTCATCAGTTAAATACGATACTTTACCTTTCAACAAAAACGAAGGATGGTCTTGCTTATGAATCATAGAAACTATTATATGTCCTTTTGGCATAAATAACTCTCTAGTATATAAACCACCCCTTAATGTTTGTTTTAAAGGATATACATCTGCCATTTCTGCAGATTGTTCTGTTCCCGCTTGATGCTTCATCACCCCTTCTATTTCAAGAAGTTGGTTTTTAAAGACTTCAATATGCTCCCATAATACCCCTTTTCCCTGTGGAATATTACTTAATATCTTAATAGGTAATAAATTATCCATTATTACAAGCAAAGATACTAAAATTTACGGGAATGATTTCATTACATCGCTTCGTACTGCAAACAGTTCAGTAGGTGTCTCATTAAAGTTTCTTAGTATAAATACATTATAATGACCTAAAATACCGTGAGATTCAGCAGTTTGATTTTTTGCAGTGAAAAAATAATTAACATTTAATACCGGTGCGGTAGCAGCAGCCACCGTAGTGTCAACCACAATATAGTTATCACCATTAGGATAATCTTGTACAATTTCTAATATTTCTCCTGCATAGATTCTTGGATTTGTATTGTAGTATAAATCATCTCCAATACTTACAATACTACTTATTTCAACTAATGGTGAAATAGAAAAATTAATAATAGCAGCAGCCGGTACAGTGGTGTCAATGGTTGTACTGTTACCAATACCATTAACTGAACGCAAAGGAAAATCTGCTGCGGCTAAAGGCACAGTGTTTGGTGACCTTAAAAACGCATACCAATCTCCTTCTTTTTGTTCATACCAAGTGGCATCTATAAAATCTCCTGCTTGTTGGTCGGTAAAAGCTTCTTCTAATTCCCAAGGGTCATCAGATTCTAAAGCTAACGTTTTAAAAAGTTTGTTTTGTAATGGCAACTCATTAAACACAGACTTCATAATAGAAGGTGCAAATGTGTTATAATAAGTGTTTCTAAGTTGGTTTACATTGTGTCTCCATAAGTCTCCTTGATAATAAGTATAAAAATAATTATTCATACCTATCATCCAATCAGGATAGAATGTATAGAATGAAGGCCATCCCTGAACCCCTTCGTCATATGTTAAAGTATATAGTGGCATAATTATTTATTTTATGGACAGGCAACTATGGCTGATATTACACCATTAGCATCTATCGTTATTCTACTTTTTCCGCAAGTCGGATTTATTGTATATTGACCTGCGGGATATTTATTTACTCCATTTGAATCTGCAAAAGCAAACTCATTTATTTCAGGACAACCATCAGTTCCGTTACGGTTTGGCGCAACGTTATTGGTGTTCCTGTTAATGCTCTTGGACAATTAACTTCTAAGTCCCAACCTGTGCTCCCACACAATCCTGCTATCTCAACTAAAACCGTAGTAAAAGAATTATTAATCTTAGGAACTACTAGAGTCAACCAATCAGGATTAGTGGCAGTAGACAAAGAAACATCAGTACCTGTTCCTGAAACCACTCCGGTAGTAGAATCAGGTAAAGCAGGAAAACCTGTTTGTGTGTAAATAAATACATCTAAATTAGTTATAGGACTTGCGTTCAATTGACCTGCTAATCCACAATCGAATGAAGAATTACCAACAAAAGTATAATTACCTACCGTAGCGGAAGCGTGATAGCCATCTGTTATTGCAGTTAATTCATTAACTGTGGCTGAACCAAGTGTAGCTCTAATACCATCAGGTATAGACTGTGGGTTAAAATATATTAGAGTTGCTCCTAAATCTCCAACAGTATCAAAACTAACTTCATATATACCTGTGCCACCTGAAGCTGATATAGTGGTTGTACACGGTAATACGCAGCTTGGACACGTTTGTGGTTGTACACGGTAATACGCAGCTTGGACACGTTTGAATAGCCGTTAACAAACATCCAATCTGTTGACGAGCTATGACACCATCTGAATAAAATCCATCAGGCGCACACGTGGTTAAGTCCGCATCTGTAAATACAGAAGTTGCAGTTTCTAATGTTGGTCCATTCAAATAATAAGTTCCGGGTACTGACATAATTAATTAATTTTATTTAAACTTGACATCCGCAAAATGATTTAACAAAATCTACATCAACAGGAGGTCCTAAGAAAAGCGTAGCACAAACTGATTGAACTCCTGTCGGTGAAATGGTTACTGATTGTTGAACGCCTGCACAATCTAAATAGTTTACTGTATAGGTAATAGTAGTACTTAAGTTTTCTAAAGTATACGTATCACAACTATCATCACAACCTGTTACATCTCCTCTTATTTGAGTTATAATATCGGTAGCAACATCTTGTGTTTCAGCTATTACTTCCCATATACAGGAGCTTCCTGATATCTCTACATAATCTCCTACTTGAACCGTACCAAATCCACTATACGATGCAACTACTTCGTTAACAGTGCCGTCTTGTGTACATTCTCTTAATCTATAGTTAGAGTCAGGTAAATCACAATCGCAGGCTTGCCATACTACTGTGTTCGGGAAAGTAATTGATGTGATAAACTCTCTAGTACAAATTGTTGTTGAGTCACCCTGAGGTATAATTACAGTATCGGTAGTGTTCTTACCACACTCTCTGTACTCAACACTTAAGTCTCCTACTCCATTATTAGTTACTTCGTATGTGTTACACGCATCTGTACAATCTAAAGATAAATCTACTGAATTTACAGTGGCATCTACAATTTGGTTATATAAACCTATTTGAGTAACTATGTATTGACAAGTAGGGTCTTCATCTATAAACACTACATCATTTACATTATAAGTTAAATTATCATTCGCATATCTAATTAAATCCCCGCCTGTACTTTGTGGGTCGACACACCTCTCGATTTCAATGTATTGGTCGTCACACGCACAAGCTTTCAAGTCTAACACTAAATCTGCTCCTAAACTTACTATTTCTTTAGCGCAGATAGCATCAAGTGTAGTTCCGGGTTGTACAGTAGCCGTTTCATTAACTCCTCCACAATTAACATACTCAACATCTTGAGCTACACCTCCGGTGTTTTCTACAGTATATTTTTGACACAAGTCAGTACAATCAGTTATTGCGCTTAACCCTGTTACTAAAGCCGTAGCTATATCAGTGGTATTAGCCGTTAACTCGTATATACAAGTTTCAATTTTAATTCCATCTAACGAAGTATCAATTTCTACAAACTCGCCTATTGCATAAGGTCCTTCAACAACCTCTGTGTTTACTACACCATCTAATCTACATTGTGTAGCAACAAATCTTTCAGGAGCTTCACATAAACAACATACATCAAATATATCAATATTACCATAACATAGCTCTACTAGCGTAGGTTGTCTGTAATCATATATTAAAAACAAGTTGCTTCCTGACGCAGGCATCACAAATGATGCGCTATATTGCGTTGGAGCTAATGATGAGTCTACTGCTCCTACAGTTGCATTACTCAATAATGTAGCAACTGATGCAGGAGTGTTTGCATAAACATCATTTGTTCTTAAAAATCTAAACGTCATTGGTGGTGTTACAAAATCAAAATTATCTGCCGGAGCTATCTTATTACTTCTAATTGTAACAACTGCTCCATCTGCCGGAATAACTCCCGCACCTTGAGGACCGGTAATAGAATCAAATTGCGAAATCAATGGGTTATCTGTTCCGCTTGCTAGTTCTACTTCAGTGGAGTGTAAAGGTGAAATATACGCTCCGTCTACCCATCTGTATTCGTTATGTATAAATTCAGTTGCATTAGCATCTGCACTAACACACACTTGGTATATTGTAATTTCTTCTGCATCAGGACAACTAACCTCAAGAGTTATACGAGCTGAAGGTACACCTGTAATTAATAAATCTATTGTGTCTTGTACTACAGAGTTCTTAGGAATAATAACAGTATATGTGCCGTTAGCAAAAGCATCTTGAACAAATACAAGACCGTTATATGTAAATGTAAAAGTTATAGGGTCTACACCACTTCCTGAAAAATTAGTTACTCTAATGCTTACAGTTACATCTCCAACTAGCTGACCCACATTATAACAGAAGTTTATAGGTCCTCTGTATTCAATTTGTTGTTGAACACCACAATCTACACAAGGTATTTCTAATGGTAATAAATTATTGTTAATAGCAAAAACGTACTCATCCATATATGGGTCATACCCTCCTAGTTTTTGTGTGTTAGGAGTTTCTATAAATACGTCTCTAAACCAAGAACGCATTCCTGATTCTGATATAACCATTAATTGCTCATTGGTGTAGGCTGAACCTTTTAACATTAACACTGCGCCTCTTTTTTGGTCAGAGAAATACTTATTGTAACCATATTGAGTGTAGCTTTCAGGGTTGGCACTAATACCATATTCTTCTAGTCTTGCAATCTGTGTTCCTAATACTTCAGGTACTGATGTAATAGCTCCACCTACGGCAGCATCAGATAATAAGTTTTTACCTGCTAAGACATAAGAAATTTTATCTTCTTGTAACGAAAGAACGTCTGTGCTACGAGCATCTAATTTTTGTATTGGACCATATGACTCTTCTAAAGTTTTAAAGTTTAATAAAGCTAGATTAAATTCATTTAGTTTATTAATATTACTTTCATCGTTGAATATTCCGCTATATGTAATATCCGCAAACCTATCTGCTTCTTTATAATCAACATTAGCAACTGATGTAAATCTATCACCAAGAGCCAACTCTCTACCTTTAATTGAATCTCTAACTCGTATGGTCTCTACACCATTTCCAAACGCAAAACAATTAAAGAAATCTAAGTCTATAATTGCAGGGGTGTTGGTTGCAATAACTTGACTTTGTACATTACCTGTGTGAGCAGGAGGTAAGACATTGGTTTCAATAACTACTGTTGTGCCCGGTGTAGTTGGAGTAGCCGGTGATTCTTGTGCCGTTCCACAAGTAATTAATATATTGTCTATTGTTGTGTTTGCAGGAATAACTATAGTTCTGTCAAATCCATCTAATTCATATAAATACTCAATATCAAACGCATTATTATTTTCTACAGATAAATAACATTGACCTACGCTAGTGACTCTAAAAGATTGTGAACCTTCAAACCACAATGATGGACTCGCATCAGATGGTTCAGTTTCCCAAACTACGTCACTACCTCCTCTAATAATTTCCCATTCCACTGTAATTGAAGACCTGTTTCTAGAACCTGTACCTCCTCCACATTGTTTTGCGCCTGTGCAGAAAAAATAAATTTCATTAGTAGCAGCGACTCTAGACCACGCTATTTTGTTAACGGAAAACTCAGCTTGAACTTGATTTGCCAATGCCGTTAAATTAGCATATACCGTACTGTCATATTGATTTGTTATTGCGGGTTCACTTCCTGAAGTGTCATCAATACCGGTATTTATTAATTGGTCTACATTATCACCGTTCCACCAATCTATAATATTATCATAGCTTTGTGAAGCTATTAAATCTAAGTCTAATGTATATCTTCTTCTACCGCAACCACCACTAAAAAATCCTGCGCTACCACGTCTATTCCAATAAATGTATATTTTAATTCTACTACCAACAGGAATATCAATATCTATAAAATTACCCGGATTTGAACTATCTTCTATACTAAAGGCTTCATTATAAAATATTCTTGCATAGTCTTCTTGTGCAGGACCTACAGGAACGGGTTGAAAGTTTGAGTCTACAGTTTCTTCTCCCGGTGCAATTATTTGATTTTCTTCATTGTTTACCGCAAAGTTAGCCTTCATTTTCATATACACTCCTGCAGGAACAGTTATCTCGTCTCCGGCTGCATCTTCAAGTTCAATAAAGTTTCTTTCTTGAGCTGCCTTTTCTAATACGGTTGCAAACACACATCGGTCAACAGGTCCATTCGCATCTCTTTTTACTTTTAATCTATCACCTTCTTCAACTTTTTGTGAGTTTTCACCTTCAAGTAAAAAGTATTGATAGTTGGTTGTAGGGTCATTAAAAAATATTCTACTAAAAATGGTAAAGAAACCGGAAGCACTTGGTTTTATACAAAACTTAAAACGAGTAGCCCAATAAGGTGGACGTTGCGTAGATGGTATAGTTACTCTTAAACTATTTTGATTATCAGAAAATTCACAAGGAATATGAACAGTGTTGTTAGGACTTACTAGAGCCGTACTTGCTCTGTTAAATTCATCCATATATATGATTCCTACCTCATAATCTCTATCACTATGAAGACTTTGTGTATTAGCTATTTCTTGAAAAGAAGCTACTGCAGTAATAACACTAAAGTATTCTACAACTCTATCAACCGGAGCAGCTACATCATCTACTCTTTCCATTGCTAAAAATTCAAAGCCTATTTCACTGCTGCCCGGTGAAGTTACTATTCCAATTGGTTGCCCATAAGCAGAGATACCGCTTTGGAACTTTGTCCAACTAGGAACTATTCCATTATCAAGAATTTCAGGAACTGCACAATTAAACTTATCCGTCAGAGTTACCCCTTCACACGAAGTGGGATTTGCAGGGTTAGCATCGTACACGGGTAGTATTTCAGCCGGCACACCCACTGCTTCTTGAAAGTCTATACTAGTTGCTAAATCAAAAACTGTAGCAAAATCTTGTGGTAGTACATATTCAAATTCAACTGTAAATTCATCTGAAAATTCAACAGGATTTGGTGGACCACCACTAAAATCATCGTGTTCAAAAGTAACAGAAAAACTTATTAACGAGCCCGCAGTTAAACTTACATTAGCTAAATTTATAACTAGCTGACCTTCGTTTACTGTAACAGGAACATCTACCGTATAATCTACAGAAGCCGTTGTGTCAGTAATTTCCGTTAATCCTATTTCTTGGCTAACTAACTCATTTATATATTCAAATCTTATAGGTCCGTTATTAATGTCTACCAAATCATATCCCTCTACATAATTGCCAAACATTAATCTGTTACCCATTAAGGTTTGTGCTTGAGCTAAACGGGGTACGTTATCATATAATCTTAATAATTCTGATTCAGGCAGGACTGTAAATATTTTAGCATTTCTAAAAACATATTCGTATTCAGTATTATTAGCCAACCCTAAAGTATCTTTATCTAAAGTCTCTATTACTTTAATAACATTACTAACACTTTCTTTAAATAATAAATCAATACCAACTACTAATGGACTCCCGGTGTTATAAGTAATAGTAGCCGTGTTATATCTGTTTATTGCACCCTCATTTACTTTAGAGTTAGGACTAAAATCATATCTTTGTGTTTGAAAAGCTACTTCAGTAAACTGAGATATTGCGGAATATTCATTGTCTTGGTATTTATACCTGTATGCAAATGAAATAAATCTATCTTCTAAATAATTTTCTTCTCCCGGTGCAAGAGATAATTCTAACCCCGGACAAGCCACCGGTGGTCTTTTAATTACCAAAATACTTTCTTGTAACACCAAAGCTCCTTCCGGTTCTCCTGTTCCTCCATCTATATTGGGGTCAACTAAACTTGCTGCAACAGGGTCAGGATAATTTCTTCTTACATTTATTTTTCTAGGTGGATTAAAATCATCTGTCCAAAATAATAATCCATCTATTATGTTTACACCTGTTATTAAGTATGTAGGATTAAAATTTAATGTCGTTCCATTGTTAGGGTTTCCATCAATACTAACGCTTATAATATGGTAAGTAATTGCGCTTGTATTTGTATTATAAGAAACTACTAAATCTAATATGCCTGTTGGAGTTTCTTCAGGTCCATCAGCCGGAGCAGCAAAAGTGGGGTCGTGTACAAACCAATAAAGCTCTTCATTAGCTCCATCTTCTAACGCTCCAATTACCGTAGCATTAGGTGAAAGAAATCTGCTCCCATAAGATAATCTTGTAAGTTGTAAATTACCTCTAGAGTTTTCTACTGCTCCTATTTCAGATATCTCAGTAGAACCTAATCTTACATTTTGTGCGTGAATATATTCTCCGTTGGGAACTAGACGTTCATCCACGGATTTATTCATTCGTCCTTTAATAAAATTTCTTTGAAAGTCTGCCATATTATTTTATCCACTTATCCCTACCTCTTAAATTCATTAAGAGTCTTCCGGGATGTATATTGCTTAATCTTATTTTTGCATTACGTAATAAAGCTGATTTAGCTTTTTTAGCTCTGTTAACAACATATTCTTGAACTCCTAATTTTGAATTTAATATGGCATAAGTAATATAAGCATATACATATTCTTCAAAAAGTTTGTTTACTGTAATTAAAGAGTTGTCTCCGTTTTCCATTCCATCAGAAACATATTCAAGTATACAACTATTGTTTGCCATAGTTGAATCAAAATTTATTACACCTGCTTTGTTATCAATTCTAAACGTAGGATTTGCATTTGCAGTTTCTGTATTCAATCCAAACCTTGCTCCTACTTCATAAGTAAAATACCAATAACCACCATACTCATATCCTTCTAATCCATAGAATGGACTGAGTCTGTTCAAATAAATACTTGGTTGTTGACCTGTGATACGGTCAAAATCTAAATCCGAATATTCAGGTGATAAAGCGTTTCCATTTTGGTCAAATAATATTCTACAATCTTGTGCTTGTAAATAAGCTTTAGATGAATTTACTTGAATGTTTTCAACCATTGGTCTAATAACTCCATCTTGATAGTAAGATATTCTTACCCAATTCACATAATCAGAAGGTAGAACAAATCTTAAGTTTTCACAAACAGTTAATTGTAAAACTTTAATTTCTTTGAATGCGTCATAGTTTAACTCTTGTATTGCTCTTTTGGCGTGAAATAAAATCTTATACCTTTCTTCATTGTTAACCAAAGAATGGTTTCCTGAGTACATTAACAAGTAATTAGTGACTATGTCTTCTAACGATACATATTGATATGACCCCCAATTTTCATTTTCAGGAGCATTCCCATTATTCTCGTAATATTCATATTGACTTATATAGGGCATAATTATAATTTTTCTTGTTGCTCTTCAGTGCTTTCTTGTGAACTTGCATACTGAACTACTGAAGCTTCTCTAATAGAAACTCCTGCATATTGTAATATCTTAATTATTAAATCATTTGTGTCATCTTCAAATAATTCAAAGTCTTGATAATCAGGTTGAGTTTGGTCGAATACAGGTTCACCTGCACCCCCTAAATTAACATAAGTCCATCTTGGTGGACGAGGGTATCGTATGTATTGACATACCACATCTCCCGGCTGATTAAATGTAGCAGGGAAAACTGTCATATTCGCTCCTTCACTTGTATAAGCCGGATATAGATTTGAAGGCGCAGTTAGTAAAGATTGATTCAATAAAGTAATTTTACTATGACTTACTCTTTCAGCTTCTCTTGAATCAGCACCTATTAACACTTTATTTATTAAGTAGTAATCACTTCCCGTAGTAACTTCGGAAGGCATAAAAAATACATTAGCTGCATTTTGGGTAAGTGGAAGTGTTACAGAGAAAAAATCTATTACCTCTTCATATCCCTTTTTTATATCAGCATATCCTGTTCCTGAAGTTCTTGAGTTTTCTTTATTGTTTTGATAATTATATGCATAGAAATAATCTTCAAACAAATCTAATTGCGCTTGTTCTGCATACAGATTAAAATCACCCGGAGAAATGTATCCATAATTATTTTTATTCAGTATTGCTAAAACGGTTTGTCTAACCTCGTTTATCATCCTAATTATTCTTTTTACAAAGATAATCAAAAAAAAAAGAGGCTCTATCTGAGCC